CGCCTTGGGTTTCTCAATCACTGAAGAAGCGGTTGAAGATAACTTGTACGACAGCTTGTCTGCTCGCTACACCAAGGGCTTGGCTCGTGCTATGGCTTACACCAAGCAGGTTAAAGCTGCATCCGTTTTGAACAACGGTTTCAGCGCAGCCTACCCCGGTGGTGACGGTGTTGCACTGTTCTCTACAGCGCACCCATTGGTGTCTGGTGGCACTAACAGCAATCGTCCTTCAACCAATGCTGACTTGAATGAAACATCGTTGGAAAACGCTGTGATTCAGATCGCCGCTTGGACTGATGAGCGTGGTCTGTTGATCGCTGCTAAGCCTAAGAAATTGATCGTGCCTCCAGCACTTCAGTTCGTTGCTACTCGTTTGCTCGAAACCAGCCTCCGTGTTGGTACAACAGACAACGACATCAACGCGTTGAAGAACAATGGCTCAATTCCTGATGGCTACACAATCAACCACTACCTGACCGACACAACCGGCTGGTTCTTGACAACTGACGTACCTAACGGCTTGAAGCACTTCGAGCGTATGGCGTTGTCTACGTCAATGGATGGTGATTTCGATACCGGAAATGTACGTTACAAAGCCCGCGAGCGTTATTCGTTCGGCTGGTCTGATCCATTGGGCGTCTTTGGCTCCCCCGGTTCAGCCTAATAATTGGGTCTTACGACTTAATTTTAGAGGCCCTTCGGGGCCTCTTTTCATTTCTAAATACTTGTGGTACATTACCTGTAACTAAGTCACAGGAGCAGAAATGGATACCACAAAGCTACCCGCAACCCGCGCAGAAGCAAAGAAAATCGGCAGTAAGTACTATTTCACTGGACAGCCATGCAAGCATGGGCATATAGCTGTACGCAAAACCAAAGGGGCTTGTATTGAGTGCTTGCGGGTTGAGTGGATTAAGAGTAATGAAACCCGTGCTGACTATTTCTGTGAGTACAACCGACGCGAAGATGTTAAAGACCGTAAGAACGAGTGGTATCAGGAAAACCGTGAAACCGTAATAAATAACGCGGCTACCCGGCCAGCGCATGTGTTACGTGAATACCGAAACGCATGGAAAGCGAACAACAAAACCCAAATACGCGCAGACACAAAAGCACGCCGCCGCAGGCACCGTGAGGCTACCCCGCCATGGTTGACTAGGAAACAAAAGTCAGAAATACGCCAGCTTTATCAGATAGCTATTACCATGACCCAGACCACTGGTGAACAGTATGTGGTTGACCATATCGTGCCGTTGCGTTCGCATGAGGTTTGTGGCCTGCATGTGCCATGGAACTTACGCGTTATCACACAAGAAGAAAACTTAAAAAAGTCCAACAAACTTGTTGCACACTCAGATGCACCGTGATATAAACATACTAATCCGGGCTTTCCGGTGCATCAAACAGTCCCGGCTGACGACATACAGATTGATGCACTTAACTTGTATGTAAGGAAACATCATGGGATTCGCAACACACCTTGGCCCTTGGCTGCTCGGCACTGTTAAAAACACTACTGGCACCACTGCTGGCACGATCCGCAACATGGGAGCTACCATCGTTGCACAAACAGCCACTATTTCTCAAACTGATTCTGGCGCAACCACAGCTTTTGTGTTACCCGCTGGTGCGTTGATTACTGCTGTTCAGTTGATTACCCCAACTACTGCGTTCTCTTCAGGAACAATCACCATTACTGTTGCTGGTACAACTTTTGTTAACGGTGCCTCATTGCCAACCGCATTGGGCGTATCTGCTTTAACAATTGCTACAACAGGCGCTACTGTTGCCAATAATGTTGGCTCTACAGATGCTATTGTTTCTTACACACTGGGCACTCCAGTTGGTTCTGGCGCTCAGAGTACGTTGGTTATTGCGTACGTTATGCGTGAATCTAGCGGCTCCGCTAACCCCAGCCAATCTTAATTGATCTAGGGGGCTTCGGCCCCCGTTTACAAGGAGATTGATTATGACGATGCAGACAGACGTTAAGTCGCTATTGGTTGCTGCGGGGAATACTCCCGGGGCGCTTTCTGTTAGCGGGCGTTCTCGCTTAAAAGCAATTACGATTGTTTATGGTGCTACGTCGGGTACAGTTGTTATTACCGACGGAACCGCTACAGGTAACACCCTGTTTTCGTTTCCGGCCCCCGGCGCAGCAGGCACTATTCACGTTTTGATGCCCGGCGAAGGTATTTTGGCTCAAACCGGTTTGTATGTTTTAACGGGTACAAACGCAACGGCGGTTGTTTATTATGGCTAAGTCTCCAGCATGGCAACGCAAAGAGGGGAAGTCCGAGAAGGGTGGCTTGAACGCCAAAGGACGGGCTTCCTACAATGCAGCCAATCCCGGCAAGCCGGGGCTGAAGCGTCCTCAACCCGAGGGCGGCTCACGGCGCGACTCTTTTTGCGCAAGGATGACTGGCATGAAGAAGAAGCTGACCAGCGAGAAGACTGCCAACGATCCAAACTCACGGATCAATAAGTCTTTGAGAGCGTGGAACTGTAAGGATGGCGGCTATGTAACTGCGGCTGATGGCTGCGCTACAAAAGGCAAGACAAAAGGGCGGATGGTATGACTGACGATGCTATTCAAACTGCCCGTGAACTGGCTACGCATGCGTCTGACATCAAGCACTTGCAAGATGATATGGACAGGATGCTAGAGAACATGAAGGCTATGCAGGCAACACTAACTGCTATTGATAAAACTTTGTCTGAAGCCCGTGGTGGCTGGAAAGTTTTGATGCTTGTTGGTGGGGCTAGTAGCGTTGTAGGCGCAAGCTTAGTTCAACTTGTTAACTGGTACGTAGGGGGTAAGTAATGCCAAGCGTAAGCAAAAAACAACATAACTTCATGGCAGCAATTGCGCATAACCCTGCGTTTGCTAAGAAGGTTGGTGTCGCTCAGAGTGTTGGAAAAGATTTCAACGAAGCTGACAAGGGCAAAAAGTTTGGTTCTGGCGGGATGACCCGTCCAGATGTTCAGAAGGTGAACAAGCCTAAAACCCAACACGGGAAAATGGCTTTTTTTAAAGAAGGTGGTGATACTATGGCTTCCAAAATGAATGCTGGCTTCATGGCAATGATGGCTAAGAAAAAAGGCACTGGCAAAATGGCTGGTGGCGGTATGGCAATGGGCAAAGTTAAAACAGCTGCCCCTAGCCGCGATGGTATTGCTGAAAAAGGCAAAACCAAAGGCAAGATGGTTGCCATGAAAATGGGCGGCAAAGCCTGCTAAACCATGATGGCCAGCCGTGGTATGGGGGACATCGCCCCCTCTAAAATGCCCAAGGGCGTCAAAAAAGCCCGGCGGGACGACACTGACTTTGCCCAGTATAAAGAGGGTGGGAAGGTGAATGCGGCTGGCAATTACACAAAGCCAAGTCTTCGCAAGAAGATTGTGTCTCAAGTAAAGTCAGCAGCCACACAAGGTACCGGTGCAGGTCAGTGGTCGGCTCGTAAAAGCCAACTAGTCGCTAAAAAATATAAAGCTGCTGGGGGCGGGTACCGTGACTGAGGCTATAAAAACTTGTACAGATTGTGGTGAGTCAAAACCCTTGTCTGCTTTCCGTAGTCGGGGCGGCTCAATGACGCATTTGTACAAAAGCCACTGCAACACCTGTTTGTATAAAAGACACAAAGACTGGGCGGAAGACAACCAACATCGAATTGCGGATTATCGGGAGAGAGATCCGTGGACATTAGCCAAAAGATGCAGTCGTCGTGGGATAACCCCAGAACAGCTAGTCGAGCGATATGAACGCCAAGAATGTTGCTGCGCAATTTGTAAGACTGAGATTGCTTTGATTGACAGTGCGATAGACCATAATCACGATACAGGCGAGTTTCGTGGTGTGTTGTGTAAACAGTGCAACCGCGCCTTGGGCATGTTTAAAGACAGCCCTGTAGTAATACGTAACGCGCTAGAATACTTGGAAGCATTTGGGAGCTACGGAAATGGCACTTAAACCTTCACAGCAGTCTCTCAAAGACTGGGGCGACCAAAAATGGAGAACCAAAAGTGGTAAAAAATCTTCTGACACGGGCGAAAGATACCTTCCAAGTGCTGCGATCAAAAGTCTCAGCCCTGCTGAATACGCTGCGACGACCAAAGCCAAGCGAGCCGGAAAAGCCGCCGGTAAACAATTCGTAGCACAACCTAAAACGATTGCAAAGAAAACGGCAGGATTTAGATAATGGCTACCAAGAACTGGATTAAAGACGCAATTAAGAAGCCCGGAGCTTTGCGCTCTGCCCTTGGTGCTAAAAAAGGTGAACCAATTCCTGCAAAGAAGCTGGCCGCCGCTGCAAAAAAACCCGGTAAGATGGGGCAGCGTGCGCGTCTGGCTCAGACCCTTAAAGGCATGAAATGACAACTTCAGGAACCGCAGCGTTTAACCTTGACCTCAATGAATTGGTTGAGGAAGCGTTTGAACGCGCCGGTTCGGAGTTGCGTACGGGCTACGACTTACGTACAGCACGTCGATCGCTTAATTTGCTATTTGCTGATTGGGCAAACCGTGGTGTCAACATGTGGACGTTTGAGCAGGGGACAATTAACCTGACTCCGGGTCTAAACAACTACGCACTGCCCGTAGATACAGTGGATTTGCTTGAGCACGTCATTCGCACGGGCGCGGGCAACGTATCTACGCAGGCCGACCTGACCATTACGCGTATCAGTGTTTCTACGTATGCCACGATTCCCAACAAACTGCAACAAGCCCGCCCTATTCAGGTGTGGTATCAGCGTTTAGATGGCCAGACTTCTTCTATTGGCACAACGCTCAGTGGAGGAATTTTATCTACAGCTACCACAATCACGTTGACATCTACCGCAGGGCTTCCTGCCACGGGCTTTTTGTTGATTGAATCTGAGACTATTCAGTACGGCTACATCTCTGGCAACGTGCTTTATAACTGCTTCCGTGGGCAAAACGGCACAACTGCTACCGCACATTCAACAGGCACAGCGGTGTACACGCAGAATCTGCCCTCTATAACCGTCTGGCCGACACCAGACAACAGCACAACGTATCAGTTTGTTTACTGGCGTATGCGCCGTATTGATGATGCTGGCGGTGGTATACGTACGATGGATGTGCCTTTTCGCTTCCTGCCCTGTATGGTGGCAGGTTTGGCCTATTACTTGGCGCTTAAGATTGAAGGGGGCGCTGAGCGCCTGCCCGTCTTGAAACAACAGTACGATGAAGCTTGGCAGTTGGCCGCTGATGAAGATCGTGAGAAGGCTTCGGTGCGTTTTGTTCCGAGGCAAATGTTTATTGGTAGCGGTACGTAAATGGGCAATCGGTTTGCTTCTGGTAAGAACAGTATCGCCATGTGCGATAGATGTGGCCAACAGTTTAAACTGACGGCATTGCGTAAAGAAATCCAGAAGACTAAGATTTACAATCTGCTTGTGTGCGGTGCGTGTTGGGATCCCGATCAGCCGCAGTTGTTATTGGGTATGTATCCAGTAGATGATCCGCAGGCAGTGCGTAACCCGCGCAAGGACACAACCTACGTCACGGCAGGCGTAAACGCTAGTGGCAGTCTGACTGGCGGTTCTAGGGATCTTCAGTGGGGGTGGAACCCAGTAGGGGGCGCTAGTATTTTTGATGCAGTTTTGACCCCCAACTACTTGGTGGCAACGACATTTGTTGGTACAGTTACAGTAACAGTTTCATAGGAGCTTAATATGGCAAAAGAAAACATGAAGTCAGACAAGAAGCAAGACGTTGCTCTGATTAAAAAAGCGTTCAAGCAGCACGACAAGCAAGAACACAAAGGCGGTAAGGGCACAGCTTTGAAATTGAAAAAAGGCGGCCCTACAACCGATGACCGTATGCGCTTGGGACGTAACTTGTCTCGCGCTAATAATCAAACCACAGGTTAATATCATGGCCAAAATTAACAACCTCCCAGCTTCCGCATACGCTAAGCCCCACACAATGAGTGGTGAGCCTGTAGGTATATCCGAGAACCCCGGTTCTGGCCCTAACCGCAGCAAGCTTGACAACTTTGATGTAAGCGTTGGCAACATCAGCAAATCTGCTGGTAACGAGCCCACTAAAACATCTGGTATCAAAATGCGCGGCACAGGCTGCGCTACCAAGGGTGTTATGAGCAGAGGCCCAATGGCATGAATTACACCGCACTCAGCAACGCGATTCAAGCGTACACGGAGAACACGGAAGCAGATTTCGTGGCTAATATTCCCGTGTTCGTTACGCAGGCTGAGCAGCGTATTTATAACTCGGTTCAGTTCCCCTCGATTCGCAAGAACGTGACAGGCGTGACTACGGTTAATAACAAGTATTTGCAGTGCCCATTGGATTTCTTGGCCGTGTACTCTATGGCAATCATTAACGCCAGTGGTGAGTATGAGTATTTGCTGAACAAAGACGTTAACTTTATCAGGCAAGCATACCCACAGCCAACAGACACTGCTATTCCAAGATACTACGCTTTGTTTGGCCCCGCTGTGTCGGGCAGCACCATTTCAGATGAGTTGTCTTTCATTCTTGGCCCTACACCAGACTCATCGTACAGCGTAGAGTTGCACTATTACTACTACCCTGAGTCAATTACAGTAGCGGCAGATGGTCAGACATGGCTTGGTGACAACTTTGACTCTGTGCTTTTGTATGGCTCTTTGGTTGAGGCTTACACCTACATGAAGGGTGAGCCAGACATGATGCAGTTGTACAACGGCAAGTTTATGGAAGCTTTGGCTTTGGCTAAACGTCTGGGCGATGGTATGGAGCGTCAAGACGCTTACCGTTCTGGTCAGTTCCGTCAGCGGGTAACTTGATATGTCAATTATCCAGACCCAAACCACCAGTTTTAAGGCGCAGTTGTATCAAGGTATTCATGACCTGACAACTGACGTTATCAAGATTGCTTTGTACACGGCTAATGCCAACTTGAACGAAGACACTACTGTGTATAGCACGACCAATGAAATAGCTAACACAGGCACGTACTCTGCTGGCGGGGCGCAGTTAACACCCATCACGGTGTCGTCTTCAGGATACACCGCCTACGTAGGCTTTCCAAACATCTCGTGGACAGGCGCAATTACTGCAAGGTGTGCGTTGATTTATAACGTTACGCAAGGTAACAAATCCATAGCTGTTTTAGACTTTGGTTCTGACAAGACTTCTACAACCACGTTCACAATCACCATGCCGGTAAATGGCGCAACCACTTCGTTAATTCGATCTTCTAACTAGGAGTTAATATGTCCGTAGATAAAATTTCAGCCGCAGATAACTGTGAAGCATCATGCAGCTACAACACAGCCCCCTCTGATACGGCGACCATTGAAGGCCGCTACGTTGCCATTTGTTACGACAAAGACGGCAACGTGAAGTGGGAAGACGCCATTGAGAACTTGGTTACAACAGTAGGCAAAAACCTGACTTTGGACACCATTCTTGGTAACTCAGCCGCAGGCGCGGTGGTTATGGGCCTTAAAGGTACAGGCACTGCCGCCGTTACTGATACACAGCCAACGCACCCAACATGGAATGAAGTTGGTTTGGCTAACGCCCCTACATACTCTGGCAACCGTAAGACCCCAGTCTTCAGTGCTGCGGCTTTTGTGTCTGGCACAACTTGCACAAAAGCTACTTCTTCAGCTTCCTCGTTTTCTATTACCTCAACAGGTACAGTGGCGGGATGCTTTATCAATATTGGCGGCTCTGCAACAATTGACAACACCACAGGAACATTGTTTTCCGCGGGTGATTTTAGCAGTGCTAAATCAGTTGTTTCAGGCGACACCATTGCAGTTTCATACTCTTGTTCATTGACATAAGATGGCTTACGCATGGGGCGACGGCGCTTGGGGGGCTGGTGGCTGGGGAGGTATAACTGCCTTTTCCGACAGCGTTTCCGAGTCTGTTGCCCTATCTTCATCCGAAGAAGCCACGCGCATAGTATCTGCTAGTGTTGCCGAATCAATTACTTCTGTTGGCGCTTGGGGTGAAGGGGCTTGGGGAGAGTTAAGTTGGGGCGGTATTGGTTCCATATCAGACTCCCAAACAGCCCAAAGTATTTTTGCTTTTGCAGTTGCTGATAGCGTAGCAACAAGCGACACGACTGATGCGCTTACAGGATACACGGCCAACGTAACGGATACGGCGGCTACGGCTACAGCAGAAACTGTAGCGGCCACTTTTGCAAGGGTTGTGGATGAGTCAGCGGCTACATCGACAAGTGAGTCTGTAGCGGCCACTTTTGCGTTGGCGGTGAATGAGACAACGGCTACTTCAACAATTCAGATTGTTGGAACGTTCTTTAATGCCGATGTTAACGAGACTACGGTAAGCTCTACGTCTGAGACTGCGGCAACGACTTATTTGGGGCTTGTTGTAAACGAGACGGCGGCAACTTCTACGGTTGAGAATGGCGCGGCAACTTTTGCCAAATTCTTGGATGAATTGATCGGGGCGGCTACTTCTACGGAATCAGCGGCCACAACTTACAGGCCAACTGTGTTGGAGACAGCAGCTATTACTTCCAGTGAATCGGTAAGAAAAACTTGGGAAATAATTGATGACACACAGAACGCAAACTGGCAGAATATTGGTAACACGCAAACGGCAGGTTGGACTGTCATTGCAACGAACTAGGAGCATTTAAATGGCAGCAACGACAACTCTTTTAGGCTTAGTCACCCCCACACAGGGTACGCTCTCTGGTACGTGGGGCGACACAGTCAACTACGGTATTACCGACTACGTGGACATTTCCATTGCAGGCACGCTGTCTTTTGCAGGTGATGGCGCGATTACTTTAGCAAATACTACAGGTAGTGCGTCGGGAAATAATATCGGGTCAACTACGGCTCAGTACATGGTGATTCGTGTTACCGGCACACAGACGGTTACAAAGGTCATCACAGGCCCAAGCTACAGCAAACTGTACATGGTGGATCACGCAGGCGCTACCAGCGCGGTAACGTTCAAAGCGGCTGGTCAGACAGGTGTTTCTATTGCTGTGGGTGAGAAGTGCTTTGTGTATTACAACGGCACAGATTACGTCAAAGTAGCCTCTAGCGTTGCTGATGGCGTTACAACACTTAGTTTTGGTTCTACGGGCTTAACACCTAATACCGCTACATCTGGCGCGGTGACTGTTGCTGGTACTTTAGCCATAGCTAATGGCGGCACGGGCACTACATCTACAACTTTTGTTAACTTGGCCACCAATGTCACAGGCACACTGCCTAACACTAACGGCGGTACAGGTCAGAGCAGCGCATTTACTCAGTACGGTGTAACGTACGCATCTTCAACTAGCGCGTTGGCTGTTACGGCTGCTGGTACAACTGGGAAAGTTTTAACCGCTAATACAGGGGGCGCACCAACTTGGCAAGACCCAGCAACAAGTGGTACTGTAACTGCAGTATCTGTCGTATCTGCTAACGGGCTTGCAGGCACTTCGTCTGGCGGTGCAACTCCAGCGTTGACTTTATCCACATCTATCACGGGCGTTTTAAAAGGTAATGGCACTGCGCTGTCTGCTGCAACTGCTGGCACGGACTATGTTGCTCCCGGTGGCGCACTTGGAACACCTTCTTCCGGCACATTGACAAATGCTACAGGTCTGCCTTTATCTACTGGTGTAACAGGAACTCTACCTATTGCAAATGGTGGTACAGGTGCATCTACTCTAGCAGGGGCTAATATCCCTGTTATCAATGTTGCCAACACATTTACAGGTACACAGACATTCTCAGGCACATCATCAGCTACTGCCATTGTCTTAAATGATGCAGCAGAAGTAACTACAGTATCAGCTACTGCGGCTACAGGAACTATTAACTACGACATCACTACTCAGTCAGTCTTGTATTACACAAGTAACGCAAGTGCTAACTGGACAGTTAACTTCAGAGGCTCTAGCGGTACTTCATTGAATACATTGATGAGTACAGGTCAATCTATGACTGTAGCTTTCTTAGTTACTCAAGGCTCTACAGCTTACTACAACAACGTAGTTCAGATTGATGGCACTACTACAGGTGTTACAACTCGTTGGTTAGGTGGTGCACCTACAGCGGGTAATGCTAGTGGTATTGATTCCTATCGTTATTTGATTATCAAGACTGGTAGCGCAACCTTTACAGTCTTGGCAAGCAACACACAGTTTAAGGCTTAACACTATGCCATTACAAGCAACTAGCGGTGCGGCTTCTTATGATGCCTTTGGTGGTGGTGTTCCTGTTGTGCCTAACTACATTGAAGATGTGTTTTCAACGTACCTTTATACTGGAACAGCCGCAAATCAATCTATTACTAATAATATTGATTTATCAACAAATGGTGGGTTGGTTTGGATTAAAAGCCGAGTTTATGGTCAAAATCATAATTTATATGATACTGTGCGGGGCGTTGAAAAATCTGTAACTTCAAACGGTACAGGCGCACAATTAACACAAACAAGAAGTTTGACGGCTTTTGATACATCAGGATTTTCATTAGGTACTGATGATATTTACGGCAATATTAACTTTAGTGGAGTGCCTTACGCCTCATGGACATTCCGCAAGCAACCAAAGTTCTTTGATGTTCAAACATTTACTGGGACGGGGTCAACGCAAAATATCGCCCATAACCTTGGCTCAACTCCCGGCTGCATTATCGTCAAATGCACATCCAGTTCGACTGGCTGGGCTGTATATCATAGAAGCATGGGGGCAACCAATTACCTCACATTAAATTCTACGGCTGCATCTGCTGCTGATATTTCGTTGTGGAACAACACATCGCCAACATCAACACAGTTCACAGTTGGTACAGATGCTTGGACAAACGGCACAGGCTCAACATACGTTGCCTACCTATTCGCCCATGACGCAGGAGGCTTTGGTCTGACTGGTACAGACAATGTGATTTCGTGTGGGTCGTTTACGACTGATGGTTCAGGTAACGCAACTGTCAGCCTTGGATATGAGCCTCAATGGGTGTTGATTAAGTCATCGTCTAATGCTGATGGTTGGCAAATGGTTGACACCATGCGTGGCATGGCTGTTTCAAATGGTTTGTACAACGGGGATCAAGTTCTTCAATCGCAAGCCTCAAGTGCTGAAACATCGGGTGCATTTGTTCAGCCATCAGCAACTGGCTTTGACATTACATATTATAGTTCTTCTCGCACTTACATCTACATAGCCATTCGTAGAGGCCCGATGAAAGTGCCTACTAGTGGGACTAGTGTGTTTAATACACTTGCTCATACAGGTGATGCAGGTGGTATAGAAGTAACTGGTGTTGGATTTCCTCCTGATTTGTTTATTAGTAAATGGAGAAACGGGTCTTCAGGAACTCAAGAAGGTGTTTTTCTTGACAGGCTTAGAGGTACTGGAAGAACATTATTTTCAAATGGAACAGGTATAGAAGATGATAATTCTTATTACATAGGTGCGCTTGGTCAAGACGGAGTTAAAACAACAACAGCACAAAATGCCATCTATAACAAAACTGGTGACAACAACGCTTGGTGGTTTATGAAACGTGCGCCATCGTTCTTTGATGAGGTTTGCTATACAGGGACGGGAAGTGTTCAGAATATTACGCATAACTTAACTGTTAAGCCGCAACTAATTATTTATAAGAAGCGTTCTAGTTCTACTGCTGCTTGGTGGTTTGTATATGCAGAACCTTTAGGTGCTACAAAAAACCTTACATTAGATTCAACTGATGCCGCTAGTATATATACCCCAACATTTAATGATACCGAGCCAACATCAACAGTATTTACTGTAGGCACATATAGCGGAACTAATGCTTCTGCTCAAACTTTTGTAGCCTACCTATTTGCAACCTGCGCTGGGGTCAGCAAAGTGTTCAGCTATACAGGCAATGGTTCATCACAGACAATTAACTGTGGCTTCACAGCAGGGGCAAGGTTTGTTCTTATCAAGCGCACCGACTCAACTGGAGACTGGTATGTGTGGGATTCTGCTAGGGGTATCGTGTCAGGAAATGACCCACACCTTAGCCTAAACTCAACAGCCGCTGAAGTGACAACAGATGACACCATTGACACAGATTCAACTGGCTTTGTGGTCAATCAAGTTTCAGCAACTAATGTGAATGTATCTTCTGCAACCTACATTGGAATCGCAATAGCGTAAGGAAAATATCATGCAAATCAGAATCAGAGAAACAGGCACAGTAATGTACGAAGCAGAATTTCGTGCATACACAAAAGCCAATGGTGGCCCATCATGGGAAACAACAACAACTGAAGTCTTAGAGGCTTTGGGTGCTGATGTAGTCTTTGAAGGCCCACAAGCTACTGGAGCCACTGTTTACCAATACTCTCAAGCCTCTGGTGTTGAGCAGATTAATGGCAAATGGTACACCAAACATATACTCGGCCCCGTCTTTATTGACCAAGTGGTAGATGGTATAACTACTACTGCTGCTGAACAAGAAGTGGCTTATAAGGCTTCTAAGGATGCTGAACAGGCTAAGAATGTTCGTGCTACACGTACAGAGAAGCTCAAGGATTGCGACTGGACGCAGATTGCCGACAGCACCGCAGACAAAACTGCATGGGCTACATACCGCCAAGCTCTGCGTGACATTACTGCACAGTCAGGTTTCCCTTGGA